AGGCGGCATCCGACACGGAGACGGACGAGCTGGGGCTGCCGGTGGTGGAGATCATCGAGGAGCCGACGAAGGTGCCGTTCTACAAGCCAGACATCTTCCCGGTCATCCTGCAGAAGAACGTGAGCGTGTACGGCAGGTTCTTGGGAGACAGCGATATTGACAAGATCGCTGACCAGCAGAACACCACCAACCGCATCGAGAGCAAGATCATCGACAAGCTGCTGAAATCGGGCAGTTACATCACGCTGCCGGACGAGGCCAGCATCCGCGTGGACGCGGAGGACATGAAGGTCATCCGACCGGGCAATGCGGCCACCAAAGCGCTGATCGACGTATACGACCTGCAGGGCAACGTGGAGCAGGACATGGTGTACCTGTCGCAGGTATACGAAGAGGCACGCCAGATCATCGGCATCACGGACAGCTTTCAGGGGCGGACAGACCGCACGGCCACCAGCGGCAAGGCAAAGGAGTTCGCGGCGGCGCAGAGTGCTGGCAGACTGGAAAGCAAGCGCGTGATGAAAGACGCGGCGTATGCGGCGCTGTTCGAGGCCATGTTCAAGTTCAAGCTGGCGTACACGGACGAGCCGAGGCCGGTGGTGTCCAACGACATCCACGGCAACGCACAGTACGAGACGTTCAACCGCTATGACTTCCTTGAACAGGACGCGGCGGGAGAGTGGTGCTGGAACGATCAGTTCCTCTTCAGCTGCGATACCTCTGCCCCGCTGGCATCGAACCGCGAGGCCATGTGGCAGGAGACGCGCATGAATCTGCAGACCGGAGCCTTCGGAGACCCGGCGCAGATTCAGACGCTCATCCTGTTCTGGACGAAGATGGAGCTGCTGCACTATCCGGGAGCCGGAGAGACGCGGGCATACCTCGAAGAGGAACTGCACAAACAGCAGCTGCAGCAGCAGATGGCCATGCAGATGCAGATGGCACAGCAGCAGATGCAGCAGGCTCAGATGCAGCAGCAGCAGAATGGCGGGCTGGACATGCAGACCGCACAGGCCGTCATCCAGAGAGCGCAGCAGGACGCTGCGCGTGATTCCGGGCAGACCATGGGAGCGAATGCTCCCGTCTGACATAGATACTTCCCTATCATTCGGGTATCGCCCGACCTCCTGAAGCGGGAAGCGGCGCGGGACTGGGGCA